AAACCGTGATCGCCGAAAAGCACGAATACAATAAATCCCGCCCATACAGGCACGGCGGGAAGAAGCTTTGATCGGGGGCGCGGCATGGACGACGAAAAAGCATTCGTCCGAATGTTGAAGGAAGCATACGGCGACGCGATCCAGAAGGCCGACGGGGGGGTTATCACGGACGCACAAGCCGCCGCCGCTATTTACGGAGATATCCGGCTTCGGATCGCAAAAGAGCATGAAACCGGATACGTCAAGAAGATCATAAAGAAGCGTCAAATCGCCGTGCAGATCATTCTTGATCTTGTCAAGGAATACGACGTTAAAGCAATCGAAATTTTCAATAAAAGGACGTGGGAACAATGACGATGTATGAATTCATGGTAAATGCGTTTTATCTGCTTGTGGGCGTGATCTGCTTGTGCGTCGCGCTGGGCGTGGTAAACGCTTTTATTGTTGCCGCGATCCGCGCTTACAGGAAAGGAAGGAAAAATCGAAATGGCACAAATTCATATTGACACGAACGATCTTCATATCGCGGGGCGCTGCTTGGGGTACGTCCTTGCGGAGTTTGTCGAGGGCTTCAGAGAAGGCGCAAGAGCCTATTTCGCCGATCTGGAAAAGGTTATGAAAGAGGAAGCCGAAAAAGAAAACGCTTCCGACGGCGACGATCCGGCGGGAGCGGAATAAACAAAAAAGGAAGCGTCCGGCGTGACGTTCCGGGCGCTTCCTTTTCCGATTGCAGATTTGCAAAAGGGCTATTCAACATATGAGCATTATAACAGATAATGCGCGCCTTGTCAAGAAAGGGCTTCAACATGAAAAGAGTAAAACGCCGGACGTTTTCGGGCGTTGTATGCGAACAAGAGGTTTACAACGTCGCGGATCGGACGCAGCTAAAGGACGCGAAGCCGCCGCGCCCGCGTTTCAAAAGCGAAGAAGAGCGGGAGCGGCACAAAGTCGAGATCAGCCGCCGGAAGCACGCCTTATTATTCAACGAAAACTTTTCGCCCGCGTCCCTGTATTCAACGCTGACGTTTGACGATGAAAACGAAGTACACAGCGCGCGAGAATGCCGCAAAATCCGCGATCTGTATGTCCGCCGCTTGAAATACGCATTTCCGGACGCGGTTATATTCGCTTATTACGGACAGGGAAAGACGACACACAGATACCATTTACATATTGTATCGAACGGCGTTCCGGAAGCAGCGATCCGCGAAAAATGGGGCTTCGGCGAGGTTTGCCGGATTGAACACTTGCGGGAACATTGTTTTTATGACGGCGTGGATCACGGACAGGATTATACCGGGCTTGCAAATTACCTTTTCAATCATTGGAAAAAGGAATTCGGCGGGCATAGATGGAAACAGACGAAAAACGCGCGGAAGCCGGATCGGGAGAAACCGACGCTTGCGATCCGCGAATATTCGGAGAAAACGCCGCCCGTCGCGCCGAAGGGATACTTCCTTGTTGAAACGAAAAAGACGAAATACGGATATATGTACTTCAAATATGTGCGCATTCCGGAAAAACCGGAAAAGCGCACGCGGCGAAAGCGGGATTGATACCTTTTATATATAAATAAGAAGCTGGCGCGGGGCAGCTATTAAAAAGCCTTGTAGATGTGTAAAGTTTGACGACGAAGAAGCCAAAATCGGATATTGAGCGCTTCCGGGATCGGGAACGCTTGATAATAGATCGCCGGAAATATGATCGGGAGGGTATAGCAATGGCAAAAAAGGACAAAGAACAGATTTCGCCGGAATTAAGGGAAGCGATCTTCGACGCCGCCCGCGCCGGGGCGCTGGAAGCATACGGCGACGCGGGCGGGTCGTATATCAATTACTTCAAAGCAATGGAAACGCTGCTTTACAATTTCCGCAAGCTGGCCGCGCTTGTCGAAAATGAAGAAGCGTATTGCGAAGTCGAGTATCACAGAGGGAAAAAGACTTTCGCCCATGCGCCGACGGCAACGGGGTACGTTTCCAGAAAAACGGAAGAAGAGCTTGCCGAAGAAATGCGGGAGGAAAAAGAAAAACAGTATCAAGAAACGCGCAAAGGCTTTGAACGGCTGGAACGCGCAATATCCCTTTTTGCGGATCAGCGGGAATTTACCGTTATCCGGCTATACTACTTCGGGGAGGATATCAACGGCAATCCGCGACAGGATCGCCGCGCTTTGACGTGGCCGGAAGTCGCCGACATGATCGACGTTGACGAAAAGACCGCGCGCAGATGGCGAAACAAGATCGTAAACGACATGGCGGTATGTATCTTCGGAATTCCGGCGGCGGTCAATGCCGGGACTTTCCGCGTCCAGAATTCAAAACAAGGGTAAATCATGCCCGGATCGCGCCCGGATCGCGCCCTTGACTATGCCCGTTTTTTATTTTATACTTGCTACGATGAAATTTTCATAAATCAAGCACGCGCCTTTCCGCCCGTCCGGAAGGGCGCTTTGCTTTTGCCGAATAATACCGCTATGCCATACAGGAAGGTTACATACACAGAGCAGATATTTTATATCTTGCGATACTGGATCAAAGACAGGGTATCACGAAACAGGGGGAGCGGGTGCAGCGTGAAGCCGTGGGCGGAAGCATTTTACAAGGGCGACGCTTGGCAAGCTTGCCGCGCTTCATTCCTTGCGTCGAAAGGTTATCTTTGCGAAAGGTGCAGCACGCCGGACGATCCAGTCGTCGCGAAGATTGCGCATCACAAAATATACTTGAACGAAAGAAACGTACATGATCCGAAGATAGCCTTGTCGTTTGAAAATCTGGAAGCGCTTTGTCAAGATTGCCACAATAGGGAGCATCACAAAAAACCGGGGAAAAGATATTCATTCGACGAAAACGGGAATATCCGTCCGCGTTGAGATATCCCCCCCTATTCGACGAAGCGGGGCATACCGAGGGAGACCGAGGCAAGGGGAATAATTTTACTCCGCGAGGGCGCACATAACGGGTGTACATCGCCAAGGGGGTGTAGGTAGAGCCGAAAAGGGGGGCTTGACTTATGGCGACAAAGAAGGACTTAACGAAAGAAGAAAAGATCAAGCGCGAGTACAACAGACTTCGCCGAATTTTCAAAGACATAGGCGAAGGAAAGTTTAAGACCGTCGAAAGCTTGATCCGCAACGCCGCGTTTATGGCCGTTTCGCTGGACGAACTGCAAGAGCAGATCAACGCCGAAGGTTACGTCGTCGAATATCAGAACGGCGCAAATCAGAGCGGGACGAAACAGTCGGACGCGGTTAAAACGCATATCGCTATGACGAAAAATCACGCCGCGATCATCAAGCAGCTTTGCGATCTTGTCCCGCCCGAAAAGAAGAAAGAAAGCCGCTTGCAGGCGCTCCGCGACGAATGACCGCGCCTTACGCAAATTACATCGTCGAGTATTACGACGGCATAAAAAACGGGCGGTATGTCGTCGGCAAGTGGATACGGCTTATTTACGAATACGTCGTCGCTGGCCTTCAGCGCGGCGATTTCTTTTTCAACGCGAAAAAGGCAAACAAGGCGATCCGGTTTATTGAAAATTTCTGTCACCATTGCGAAGGGCGCACAGACCTTTTGAAGCTGGAAGTATGGCAGAAAGCCGCCGTTTCGCTGATGTTTGGAATTGTCGAAAGCGACGGAACGCGGGTATTCCGTGAAGTGTTTGTCGTCATAGGCCGAAAGAACGGAAAAACGCTTTTCGCGTCCGCCGTGATCGCATACATGGCGTATCTTGACGGAGAATACGGCGCAAAGATTTATTGCCTTGCGCCGAAGCTTGAACAAGCGAATATCGTTTACGATAACTTCTTCCAGATGATAAAGAAAGAGCCGGAATTATACGAACTTGCGAAAAAACGCCGTTCCGATATCTACATCGACGACACGAACACGGCTATAAAGCCGCTTGCGTTCAATGCGAAAAAGTCGGACGGCTTTAATCCGCATTTGGTCGTAAACGATGAAGTCGCGTCGTGGCGCGGCGATCCGGGCTTGAAACAATACGAAGTTATGAAGTCGGCGCTTGGCGCACGCCGTCAGCCGATGATCCTTTCAATATCGACGGCGGGGTATGAGAACGACGGCATATTCGACGAACTTATGAAGCGATCCACGGCGTTTTTGAAGGGCGGGAGCAAAGAAAGACGCTTGCTTCCGCTGCTTTACATGATCGACGACGTGGAGAAATGGAACGATTTAACGGAACTACGAAAGAGCAATCCGAACATGGGCGTATCCGTTCACGAAGATTTCTTCCGGGAGGAAATCGCCGTCGCGGAACTGTCAATGTCAAAGCGGATCGAATTTCTGACGAAGTATTGCAATATCAAGCAAAATTCTTCCGTCGCGTGGCTTGATTATACCGTCGTCGATAATTCCGGCGTTGAAGCGCAACTTGAACAATTCCGGAATTCTTACGCCGTCGGCGGGATTGACCTTTCGCAAACAACAGACTTGACCGCCGCTTCTGTCATAATCGAAAAGGGCGGCAAGCTTTACGCCTTCGTTCAATTCTTCATGCCCGCAAACAGGGTTGAAACGGCGCAAGCCGTCGAGGGCGTGCCGTATGATATTTTCGTAAAACAAGGGCTTGTGAAGCTGTCCGGACTAAATCACGTCGATTATCACGATGTATTCGACTGGTTTATGATGTTGCGCGAAACATACGGAATTTACATCTTGAAAATCGGATATGACCGCTATTCGGCGCAATATCTGATTGACGATCTTTCCGGCGTGGGCTTCCAGATGGACGATGTATTTCAAGGCGAAAATTTAACGCCCGTCATGCGAGAATTTGAAGGGATCATCAAAGACGGGGATTTCAAGATCGCAAGCAACAATCTTTTGAAGGCGCATTTCTTGAACGTCGCCGTAAAACACAACATGGAAACACGGAAATTCCGCCCGGTAAAGATCGAACAGCGGGCGCATATCGACGGGTTTGTATCCGTCATTGACGCTATGACCGTCCGGCAAAAGTATTATAGCGAGATCGGCGAAATGCTGAAGAACGCAGCATAAAAGCGGGGTGCAACAATGGGAGTATTTGAAACAATCTTCAAGCGCCCGAAGGCCGATATCAAGGCCGACGGGTATTTCAGAATGTTAAACGGGTATCAGCCTGTATTTACAAGCGCGCCCGAAAGCATTTACGAAATGGAATTGACGCGCGCGGCGATCCATTCTTTCGCGTCTTTTTGTTCAAAGCTGAAGCCGGAAATCTCCGGATCAGCGCGGCGGGATTTGGAGCGGGTTTTACAATTCCGGCCAAATCCTTTTATGGATACGGCGAAATTCCTTTACCGAACGGCGACGATCCTTTCTGTGCAAAACACGGCGTTTATCGTCCCCGTCGAAAACGAAGTCGGCGATCTGATCGGCTTTTATCCCGTCCTTCCGTCGCGTTGCGAAGTGCTGGACTATCACGGGAAACCGTATCTTCGTTATACGTTCGCGTCCGGCCAAAAAGCCGCAATCGAATTTGAGCGCGTCGGCGTATTGACAAGCTTTCAGTATAAGGACGACTTCTTCGGCGAAAGCAACGCCGCGTTTCGTCCGACGATGGAACTTATCAATATGCAAAATCAAGGCATTATCAACGGCGTTAAAAATTCCGCGTCGATCCGCTTTCTTGCGAAGATCGCGAACATGATAAAGCCGGAAGATATCACGAAAGAGCGGGAGCGCTTCACGGCGGATAACCTTTCCCCGGACAATCAAAGCGGGATGGTTATTTACGACGCGAAATTCGCCGACGTAAAGCCGATTGAAAGCAAAGCGTTTGTTGTGAACGCCGCGCAAATGCAGCAGATCAACGAAAACGTGTTTGACTACTTCGGGACGAACGTTCATATTCTGCAAAACGACTATACAGAAGATCAATGGAACGCATATTACGAAGGCAAGATCGAGCCGTTCGCGATCCAGCTTTCTTTAGTTATGTCGAATATGACGTTTTCCACGCGGGAACAGTCTTTTGGCAACGCTATTTATTTCACCGCAAACAGGCTTCAATATGCGTCAAACAAAACGAAGCTTGAAATTTCGACACAGCTTTTTGATCGCGGCTTGATAAATCGTAACGGCGTTATGGATATCTGGAACATGGCGCACGTTGAAGGCGGCGACAAGTATTACATTCGGAAAGAGTATGCGGAAGTTTCCGAATTGGGAAGGGAGGGTTTACCGAATGCCGATAATGAAGGATCGGGAATACCGGACGATGTTTCAGCCGATGGCAATTCCGGCGGCGGGGACAGCGGAAAAGCGGTTTGATACTGATTTTTACGTCGAGGGCTTCGCGACGACGTTTAACGCGCCGTATGAACTGTATGAATTCGACGGGATCAAGTATTACGAAATGATCGCCCGCGACGCGCTTGTCGGGGCGGATATGTCCGACGTGATTTTCCAGTATAATCATGCCGGGAAAGTGCTTGCGCGTATGTCAAATAATACGCTTGGGCTTGAAGCCGTGGAACACGGGCTTTTGACGTTTGCCGATTTGAGCAAATCCCGCGCCGCAAAGGATTTGTACGAAGAAATCGACAACGGTTTAATAACAAAAATGTCGTGGGCGTTCACCGTCAAAGAAGATAGCTATGACAGGGACACGCACACGCGCACGATCCTAAAGATCAAGAAGGTTTACGACGTTTCCGCCGTTTCTATTCCGGCGAACGCCGATACCGATATTTCGGCGCGTTCTTACTTCGACGGAGTGATCGAAAGAGAGCAAAAGGAGCGTTTGCAGCGCCGACAGCAGCTTCTAAAAATAAAACTTATGATGGAGGAATGAAACACAATGAGAATTGACGAAATCAACGCCCGCCTTGCCGAAATCCGGGCGGACATGGAGCAGCGCGGCGATCAGCTCACCGAAGCCGAAGTCGCGGCCTACGAAACCGAAGTACAGAGCCTTACCACCGAACGCGCCGCGCTTATGCAGACCGCCGAACGCCGGAACGGACTTCTTGCGCAGCTTGCGCAGGGCGACGCGGGCGTTTCTGTGCGCGGCTTCACCGAGAACGGCAGCGCCGCCGCCGTTGATCCGATCAGCACGCCCGAATACCGCGCCGCGTGGCTGAAAAACCTTCAGGGCAGACCGGAAGCAATGACCGCCGCCGAAAAGCGCGCCTATGCGACGACTGACACGCACACCGCGATCCCGACGCTGGTAGCCGACAAATTCTTCGAGAAGATGAAGAAGCTTGCGCCCATGCTGTCGGAAATCACGCTTATGCGCGTTGCCGGAAACATCAAATTCATGGTCGAGGGTACGCGCAACGCCGCTTCCAAACACACCGAGAACAACGCCGTTTCCGCCGCAGCCGATACCGTCGTTTCCGTCACGCTTGGCGCGAATGAGTTTATGAAGGTGATCGGCATTTCCAAAGCCGCCGCAAATCAGAACATCGATCAGTTTGAAAACTGGCTTGTCGAAATGCTGTCCGGCGATATCGCCCGCGCGATTGATGATTTCATCATCAACGACAGCAGCAACGGCATTGCCGCGATCACCTACACGACCGGAACAAATCAGATCCTTAACACCGCGACGACCGGGTACACCTACGGGAATATTATGGATCTGATCGCCCTTCTTCCCGCCGCATACGACGCGGAAGCGAAATTCCTTGTCCACAAGAAAACCTTGTGGGGCAAGATCAGAGGCATTGTGGACAGTACCGGAAGGCCGATTTTCGATCCCGTCGAAAAGACGCTTTGCGGGTATCCCGTCGTTGTGGACGATTACGTCGCAACGGCGAACAACGGCCTTTATCTTGGCCGCTGGCTTGATGTGGTCGGCAATCTGTCCGAGGGCGTGAACGTGGAGCGGAACGACAATTCCGGCTTCCTTTCCGCGACGATCCATTATCGCGGCTACGCTGCTTTCGACAGCAAGCCCGCGAAAAACGACGCTATCGTCCGTCTTGTTTCCACTACCGCGTAATAAATCCGAGAGCGGGAAGCGTGTTCGATCGCGCTTCCCGCTTTTTCACGTCGTAAAGGGGGAAAATATGCCGTGAAAATCTTTATTGCTATTCCGTCAACGGATTATATCGACGTTGACTTCGCCCGCAGCTTGACAAGCCTTGAAACGGTCGGAGAATGTCACGTTGAATTTATCGCCGGATCGCTGATTTACGCAAATCGGGACAAGCTTTCCGACATGGCCGTAAACGGCGAATATGATTATATGCTATGGCTTGACAGCGACATGATCTTCGCGCCGGATATCTTGAAGAGGTTGATCGCCGACGACAAAGATATCGTTTCCGCGCTGGCATTCATGCGCCGCCCGCCGTATGATCCGGTCATTTATAAAACGCTGAAAATCGGGCTTCCGGGTGAAGCGCAAGTCGAACTTTATAACGACTATCCGAAAGACAGCGTTTTTGAAATCGACGCTTGCGGCTTCGGCGGCGTGCTGGTAAAAACGTCCGTGATCCGGGACGTGATCGAAAAGAACAGAACGGCGTTTATCCCTATTCCGGGATACGGGGAAGATATATCTTTTTGCATTCGCGCCCGCCGGGAGGGGTACAAAATCTTTTGCGACAGCGCGGTAAAAATGGGACACGTTGCGCGGACAGTCGTAACGGAAAACACATACAGAGCGTTACAGGGGGATAAAAAATGCTGACAAAAGCGAAGCTTGCCTTGCGGCGCACGTCAAACGCTTTCGACGATGAAATTAAAGATTTGATATCCGCCGCCGTGCAAGATATGCGAAATGTCGGCATTACGGCGCTTCCGGATACAGTCGATTACACCGCCGAAACATTCGGCGATCCGCTGATAGATCGCGCCGTGATCCTGTATTGCAAAGCGGAATTCGGGTATCTTCCGGTCGATGAAGCGAAACGCTTTCGCGACGCTTACGATTATTTGAAGTGCGCTTTGAGTTTGGCGGGTGATTACATTGGCACAGACGACGACGCATAAAGACGTACAGATCACGCTATACGGCGACGTATCATACACGAAGGACGCGGACGGCAACGAAGCCGCGAACGAACAATCGACAACGGTTTTCGGATCGCAAGAAAGCGTTTACGCCGCTGAATTCTTCAACGCCGGGAAGCTGGGAATAAAACCGTCTTGTATGGTGAAAATCTATTCCGACGAATACCACGGCGAAAAGTATTGTTCCGTCGATGGCGGGGATCGTATGTCGATTTATCGAACGTATGATATCGGCGAAAAGATCGAATTGTATTGCACCGAAAGGACGGGCGAACAATGAATGATTGGATCGCCGATCTGACCGACGCGCTTTCGGAATATGCCGACGGCGTGCAAGAGGGCGTGAACGAAGCTGTAAAAGACGTTGCGAAGGAAACCGCGAAAGCCTTAAAGACAAAAAGCCCGAAACGAACGGGCGATTATCGGAAAGGCTGGTCGGTGAAAAACACGTCGAGCAAGGCAACGGAAACCGTCGTCACGGTATATAACCGGACGGATTATCAGTTGACACACCTTCTTGAACACGGCCACGGCGGACGCGCGCCCGCTCCGGCGCATCCGCATATTGCAGCGGTGGAAGAAACCGCCGCGAAATCCCTTGAAGAAAAAGTGCGAATTGTCATAGGGAAGGGAAAGTAAAATGCTTAACCGTGCAGCTTTCAATTTGAAGCGCTTTGACGTTCCGGAAAAGCCGACAACGATTGATATTCGCGAAGCCTTGCAAGAATTGATCGAAGCCGCCGCGCCGGAACTGTTATTGACCGTTCCGGAAAGCTTCACCGCAAGCGGCGCATTCGATAGCATTGTCGCGGTTGAAATCTATACATACCGCGAAAGTCTGGAAATCCCTTTCAATTTGCAACGGTTAATCGAATTGATTTCCGAGGGCGGGTACGAATATGTTTACGATCATTTCGTATCGAAGCCCGCTTTGCCGTTTGTGCTGATAACGCGCGAAGCGTCCGAAAATATGTTCGCGGATAACCGCGTTTATATAAAGGCGAACAGATGGCACGTTGTCTTATGCACCGAAAAGAAAGAAACGGCAACAGAAAAAGCGCTTGAAGCGATCTTTGACGAAGCAAATATTTGTTGGGAGGTTTTCGACGAATTCTTCAACAAAGAAGATCGCGTGCATCAAATCATTTATGAGTTTTCAGAAATGGAGGAATGAAACACAATGAGCGGAAACAAAGTCAAGTACGGACTGAAAAACGTACACGTCGCGCCGCTGACCGAAACCGACGCGGGGATTATTTCTTTCGGTACGCCGCGCCGCATTCCGGGCGCGGTAACGCTGTCTTTGCCGCCCGTCGGCGAGACAACGCCGTTTTACGCCGACGATATCGAATACTTTACTTCGATCACGAATAACGGTTACGAAGGCAGCGTCGAATTTGCCCTTGTGCCGGACTGGTTCAAAGAAAAGTATTTGGGCGAAGTCGTCGATGAAAATTACATCTATACCGAAAAAGCGGGCGTGCAGCCTTCCCGTTTCGCTATGATGTTTGAATTCGACGGCGACGTTCGCAAGACGCGGCACGTCCTTTATAACTGCAAGGCAAATCGCCCGAATGTTGACGGCGAAACGAAAAACAACACTACCACGCCGAAAACGGAAAGCTTGCCGCTTATCGTCAAGCCGCTTCCGGATATGACCGTCAAAGGACGCACGAACGAAAAAACGCCGGACAGCGTTTACAATGCGTGGTACGACGATGTTTACGGGCAGATCAGCACAGCCGCCGCCGTTTCGCCGAAAACGGCTTCCTTCAGCAAGGCCGCGCCCGCTGACGTTGCGATCACCGTAACGAATGATACGCCCGTTGATGTCCTTATGGGCGACGCAACTATCGGCGCAAGCAATTACACGATTGCTTCCAACGTCGTAACGATCAAGAAAGAATACCTTGCGACGCTTTCCAACGGCGCAAAGCCTTTCGTCGTCCTTATGACTTCCGAAGAGGAAAAAACCGTAACCGTCACCGTGGCGGATTGATCCAGCATTTGAAAGGGGCTTAATATGGAAAAAATCGTAAATATCGGCGGGCATGACTATAAAATGAAATCGACCGCCGCAAATATGTTGAAATACAAGGCGCAATTCGGGCGCGATCTTCTGGAAGATATTTCGGAAATGCAATCCGCAATGAAACCGGACGGCAGTTTCGATTTTTCTTCCGTCGATCTGGAAGTGCTTTATAACATGGTTTGGTTGCTTATCAAAGCAGCCGATCCGACGCTTCCGCCGCCGCTTGAATGGCTTGATACGCTTGATACGTTCCCGCTGCAAGACGCGGCAACGGAAGCAATGTCGCTTTACGTTGAAAGCATGGGCGGGAAAACAGCAAAAAACGCATAGACGGCGACGCGGACACCGCGCCCGATCACAAAGTCGAAAGCCCTACGGAAATGCTGATCCGTGGGGCTTTACGTTTGGGCGTGCGCGTCGCCGATCTGGAATATTTCACAATCGGAAGTTTGCTTGATCTGCTTTTGTATGAGCCGGACGCAGCGCCGGAAGCGAGAGCGGCAACGCAAGCGGACTTCGACGCATTTTGATTACAAGGGGGTGGAATTATGGCCGGGGGCATAAAGGGAATAACTATTGAAATCGGCGGTAATACCACGCCGCTTCAAAAAGCCTTACAGGGCGTTAATTCGTCGGCGAATAAGCTAAAATCGGAACTTCGCGACGTTGAACGTCTGTTAAAGCTTGATCCTACAAATACGACGCTGCTTGAACAGAAACAAAAGCTTCTTGCGCAATCCGTACAGGCCGCGCGGGAAAAGCTGGATCAGTTACGGGAAGCGGAAGAACAGGTCGAACAGCAATTCAAAGATGGCAAGATCGGCGAAGAGCAATACCGCGCCTTTCAACGTGAAGTCGTAAAGGCCGAACAGAGTTTAGCGCAAGCCGAAGAACAGTTAGAAGCCTTCGGAAAAACGGAGGATGAAACGGCGGAAGATACGCAAGAACTGACGGACGCGGTTAAAAAGGCCGGGAAAGAAACGGAGGACAGCGGCGACAAAGCCGACAAAGCAAAAGAACGTTGGTCGAAATTCGGCGACGCTTTGAAAACGCTTGCGGCAACGGCAGCAGCCGCCGCCGCCGCTGTCGCCGGAATAGCGGTCAAAATCGGAAAAGAAGTCGTTTCTTCTTATGCCGAATACGAACAGTTGATCGGCGGAGTTGAAACGCTTTTCAAAGACAGCGCCGGAATTGTACAGGAATACGCCGAAAACGCATATAAAACGGCGGGGCTTTCGGCAAATGAATACATGGAAACCGTAACGGGATTTTCTGCAAGTCTTATTTCCAGTTTAGGCGGGGACACGGAGAAAGCCGCCCGTTATGCGGACATGGCAATAACTGATATGTCCGACAACGCTAATAAAATGGGGTCGGACATGGCTTCCATTCAAAACGCTTATCAAGGCTTCGCAAAGCAAAATTACACGATGCTTGATAATCTGAAGTTGGGATACGGCGGAACAAAAGAGGAAATGGAACGGCTTTTAGCCGACGCGGAAGCGATTTCCGGCATTCATTACGATATTGAGAATTACGCAGACGTTGTGGACGCGATACACGTTATTCAAACGGAAATGGGTATCACGGGGACAACGGCGAGAGAAGCGGAAAAGACAATATCCGGATCAATCGGTATGCTGAAGTCGTCCTTCAAAAACCTTATTACCGGGTTAGGAAACGCCGACGCGGATATCGGAAAGCTTGTCGGAAATGTCGTATCGTCGTTTTCTTCGGTTGTCGAGAACGTCGCGCCGATCATTCGGAATTTGACGCAATCGTTACCGCAAGCCGTTACGGGAATGATACAGGCAATTCAACCGATGATCCCGGATTTATTGCAGCTTGGCGCAGACTTGTTTCAATCGCTTGTCGATGGCATTATGTCCGCCCTTCCGGATATTCTGGAAACCGCCGCGTCAATTATTACGGAACTGATTTCCGGGCTTACTTCCCTATTGCCGGATTTAGTCGGCTTCGGAATTGACCTTTTCGGCGCGCTGATCGAAGATTTGCCGGGGATCATTGAAAAGATTTTACAGGCGTTGCCGGAAATCATAACAGCAATAACGGAAAAGCTGTCAACGCTGATCCCGATAATCGTAAATGCGGGCGTACAACTGTTTATCGCGCTGATTAAAAACCTTCCGGCAATAATCGCCGCGATTATAAAGGCGATCCCGCAAATCATAACGAGCATTGTTGAAGCGGTAAAACAGGCATGGCCGACAATCGCCGAAGCCGGAAGAGGGCTTTTCACAAAGCTTGTGGAGCGGGGCGCGGAAATAATCAGCGAAATAAAAAGCTTCGTTCACAATCTTGTGCAAAGCATCGTTTCGACGATTACGGGCGCGTTTACGGACTTCTTCAACGTCGGATACAATATCGTTATGGGCGTATGGAATGGCTTGTCGAGCGGGTGGAGCTGGTTAACCGGGCAAGTTTCAAGCCTTGCACAAAGCCTTCTTCAGAGCGCAAAAGCCGCGTTGGGGATCGCGTCGCCGTCAAAGAAATTCCGGGATGAAGTCGGCGCAATGATGGCGGCGGGCATTGGCGAAGGCTTCGACACAGAAACGCCGAAACAGTTTGCGCAAATCAAAAGCCGCTTAAACGCCGAAGAAAAGAAGCTTGCCGCGTCCATGTCGAACACGTCAACCGTGAACAATTCCGTCGCGCTTGGCGGGATCGTCGTTAATATTAACGGCGCGGTTGATAGCGTCGCGAAAGCGAAAGAGTACGGGAACGAAGCGGCGGCAGAAATTCAACGGCAGCTTCGTTACAAGGGGGTTTTGCAGCTTGCATAAATTTTCTTTTGAATTCGGAAGCGTGGATATGTTCACGGCATACGGCTTTCGTATCCGCAAGCGGCACAGGCTTTTGAAACCGCCGCTTCGGGAACGGAAGTTAATTATCCCGGAAAAATCCGGCGCGTATGATTTCGGCGCAAAGTATTACGACGAAATATCGTATCTTGTGGAATGCGACACGATCAAAGAACTTACGGAAGCAGACAAGCGCGAAATCGCTTATCTGCTTTCGTTCAAAAACCGTATCACCTTTTGGGATGAGCCGGACAAGTATTATATCGGTCGCATTTACGACGCGGCGGAAATCGAAAAAGTCGGCGGGATCGGAACATATTTCCCGCTGACTTTTATTTGTGATCCGTTCGCATACGGCGAAACCGTAAACGTCGGTATACCGTCAAACGGCGTTTACGTCCCGGAATACGCCGGGACAGCGGAAACGCCGACGCGAATTGAAATCCAGAACAACGGCAGCGTTGGAACAGTAACGGTACAAATAACGATCAGAACACGAAGGGAGAATTACTAATGTACGCGACAAACTATTTTGAAACAATGATCTTGAACGTGCTTAACGGCGTTCAAGCGGGAGCGCCTGCAACGGTTTACGTCGGCTTGTTTCTGACAAATCCGGGCGAGAGCGGGAGCGGGACGGAAATTTCGTATACCGGATACGCGCGACAGGCTATCGCATTCAGCGCGCCCGAAGCAATGGAAGATGGTATCGGGATCAAGAATTCCGCCGAAATCACTTTCCCGACAGCGCCCGCCGCCGCCGGAACGGTAACGCATATCGGCATTTTCGACGCGCTGACTTCCGGAAATATGCTTGTTTACGGCGAGCTTTCCGAAGCGCAGACAATCGAAGCACAGGAAGCGCCCGTCATTGTCGCGAATGAAGCGAAATGGTGGCTTTCCGGCGATTTTTCGGACTGGTTCAAAACGCAGATTTTGAATATCCTTCGGGGAACAAATGTCGCGGGCATTACGCCGTATCTGGCATTGTACAACGGCGATCCGGACGACAGCGGCACGGAACTTTCCGGCGGGGATTATGCGCGGCTTGCGCTGTCCTTTACCGCGCCGTCCGCGCAAAGCGGCACGGAATACATGGAGATCAAGAACAGCGCGGCGGTACAGTCGGCGCGCGCTTCTTCGGCTTGGGGAACGTGGGCGTATACGGTTATCATGTCGGCTTCGTCCGGCGGCAATCCCGTATTCAAGAAACAGAAATCGCCGTCAAAGTATATGCGTTCCGGGCTTCTTCTGAACATTCCGGCGGCTGGCCTTGTGCTTGCGGTAAACTGATATGTTCAATCACGGCAAATTTAATATAAAGCGCTTTAATTTGCCGTCCGCCGAAGGAAACGATATCGTTTACCGCGACGATTTAGCGTCGGCATTAAAAGCGCTTGTGGATATGGGGCAAAATATCCACTTGAAAGAACAGCAGAGCGGGACTATCAGCGCCGAAGCGCTTGTCGGCGGGCTGGTGGACGCTTCCGCGTCCGGCGGCGACGCGCTTTCCGCGCTGGTATCGCTGAAGGCTGATTATATCCCGCAAATCACCGCGTCCGGGATCGCAAACGCCCGCGCGGTTCTGTCCGTCGATCACTTTATCGAAGCGACGATTTCCGGCCTTGTGAACAATTCCGCCGCGCTTGGTGAAAACATCTATATCGCGCCGGATATGACCGGAATAATAAAGCAGATCGCCGCGCTTGGCGCAAGCTTTACGGCGGGGCAAATCTATTTCGACGAAACGTTGAATTGCTTAATTGCAACGGCGATCTTCGACACGCTGATTTTGAAGGTTGATTTGAGCATTCCAGCGGGCGGAAAGCTGGTTATCGACAGCGACAATTACAACGTTCTTTTGAACAATGCAAACGCTATCGACAAGCATTCCGGCGCGTGGGTTTTCCTTTCGCGTGCCGTGGATAAAATCGAATTCCGCCCGAAGGGAACGGCAATCGCTATTTCCATGCTTTACACAGAGAGGTATTTATAAATGCTTGAAGTTTTTGATTTGCAGCGTTTGAAAACGGCGATCCTTCAAAACAGCTTTGACAGGATCGAAACCGAAGAGATAAACGCGGTAAACAAGCTTCAATTTTCCATGCCGGGGGACGATCCGAAAACGGCGTATTGCAAACACTTTCATTACGTCCGTTTCGACGACGGGCAGCTTTACCGGATTTTAACGCCGCGCAAGAGCAAAGCAGACGTTACCGTCAAGATTTACGATTGCGAACACGTTATAGCGACGCTGACCGACGACGTTTTATTCGGTCAACACGTCGTCGGCAATACGGGCGTTTACACGGCGGACGTGATACGGTATGTGTTGAGCAAACAGGCCGTTGAAAAATGGACGCTTGGAGAATGCGACTTCAACCGTCAATTTGAATACGCATGGGAAAACGAAAACTTGCTTGCCGCTTTGTTTTCAATTCCAAATCGCTTTACCGATCCGTATATCTGGAAATTCGACACGTCCGTTTTCCCGTGGCGGGTATCGCTGAAGGCGATTGATCCGACAGCAACGCCGGAATTCTATATCAGAGCGGGAAAGAACTTGCTTTCACAGGAAGAAGAGCAAGGCGGCACGGATATTTGCACGCGCCTTTACTGCTTGGGATATGGCGAAGGCGTTAATCAGCTTACCATATCCGACGTGAACGGCGGCGTTCCGTATCTGCTTGCGCCGCAAGCAAAGATCAACGAATACGGCTTGATTACGCGGATATTCGTTGATCGCCGCTTCGAGGACGCGCAAAGTCTGAAAGAGCGGGGACAAGCGATCCTTGCAGAGCTGCAAGAGCCGAAAATAACACGGACGTTTGAAGTCGCCGATCTGTACAAACTGACCGCCGACAATCTGGACAATGCCGAATTAGGACGTATCACGCGGCTTACGGAGGACAACACGCAAACGTACATAACCGGAATAACGCGCAATCACGATATACCGGGCGATATGACGTTGACGCTTTCGACGAAGGCCGTTGACATTGCTTCGACGATTGCCGATCTTGCGGATCGGCAGCGTATCGAACAAGTGTATTCGCAAGGCGCGACACAGATTTACGCGCAATCCGTACAGGCGAACGCGACTGAAACCGTCAAAGCGAAATTGAACTTTTATATTCCCGCAGAAATGCGGATCATAAACGGCGTGAAGGTAAAAATAAACCTTTCGCCGTTTCGTTCTTATTCCAGAGCGACGGCGGGCGGCGGATCGTCAAGCATCACTTCTTCGGCGGGCGGCGGAACGTCCGTTACATCGTCCAGCGGCGGCGGATCAACCGTCACAAGCGCGGGCGGCGGCGGCGGTACGGCAACGTCGGCTTCCGGCGGCGGCGGTACGGCAACGTCGGCTTCCGGCGGATCGGCGACGATAACTTCAACGTCCGGCGGCGGTACGACCGTCACGTCCGGCGCTTCCGGCGCGTCACAGCAATATACCGGATATTCGGCGGCGGGCGGCGAAACGGCCTATACAGGAAACAGCGGAAGAACGAGCGGAAGCCCGTATTATGCGCAGTATGATAGCCACAATCATTCATACATTCGACCGCCGTATAACGCGACGGGCGGATCATATAATTACGGCTGGCATAGACATTACCACGCATTAAACGCGCATACGCATTCGATCACGATATCCGGACACACGCACAGCGTTTCCGTTCCTTCGCATACGCATTCCGTATCGTTGCCTTCGCATACGCATTCCGTATCGTTGCCTTCGCATACGCACAGCGTAACGATATCGGCGCATACGCATTCGATCACGATTTCAAATCACACGCATTCGATCCAGATACCGGATCATACGCACAGCATCGAACAAGGGATTTTCACTTTCGGAAATCCGACGGCGGCGGGCTTGTACATCAACGGCGTTTATAAAGCCGCCGTCGAAGCTGATACGGAAATGGATATCACGCAGTATTTGCTCAATAATCAAGGGAAGATCAATCGCGGCGCGTGGCATTCCATCGAAGTATTACCGAACGATAAAGCCTATATCACAATCGACATGGTGGTACAGGGCTTCATACAATCAAGAGGGGGTAACACCGTATGAAAACAATGTACAAGGGCGTAAACAATTCGCCAGAAACCGTGTTGACGGCGAATATCGCCGCCGACGCGACGACAATTCCGCTTCAGTCGATCAGCGGGCTTCCCGCCGCGCCGAACTTGGTAACAATCGGCACAGACGACGACGCGGAAGTCGTGCTTTATACCACGATCAGCGGTCAAAGCCTTGTCGGGTGTACGCGCGGCTTCGGCGGTACGGAAGCGAAAGCATGGCAGAGCGGCGAAACCGTCGCCCGCTGCTATACGAAATACGATCACGATACCTTCATCGAAAATATCCTTGAACTGCAAGCCGACGTGAAGCGCTACGGCGTGCAGTTTTCCGGCAGCGCGTCCGCCGGGACGCGCCTTTACGATGCCGTCGGCCTTGTCGCGGGCGTTGGTACGGACACAGAAACCGCCGAAAACAGCTTCGATTATATCATGCCGTGGGCGGCAATGCGCCGTTGCAACACCGCGATTGTCAACGGGGAGCGGGTCGCGACGTGCTACGAAGGAGAAGTCGGCTTCGATAACGTGAACAAGGACGTTTTCGTATATGTCCCGCTCTTCTACTATTACAGGAGCAGCGACGACAACACGCACGTTATTTCAATGTCGCCGCTGGCCGGATATCGCGCGCCGTCGAAATTCAGACGGGCGGATAACACGCTTCGCGATCATGTTTTCCTTCCGGCATACACGGCGGGCGTGGACGCGAACGGCGTTCCCGTTTCCCGTCCGGGATATTGGCCGCATTGTATCAGCCTTACGGCGTTTATGACGCTTTGCAAGACGAAGCACACCGCCGAAACGCTGGACGCGGATATCTGGATCGAAAGCACGAAAGACGAAGAGATCATCCGCATTCTGCTTGATATCGAATTCGCGACGCGGGATCATCAAACTGTTATGATGGGCGCTTCGTCTATGCGTTATGCGTCCGACGTGGTAACGACGGGCGGCGAAAACGAATGCGTCGTCCCGGCGGCTTGCGCGTCCGCGCTGGTAGTCGGACAGGCTATCGCAATCGGAACAGCGGACAAGGGAAATCAAGTCGCGACGAACGTAACCGTAACGGCCATTGACACCGAAACGAACAAGATCACGCTTCAGAGCGCCGACGGGTCGGATATCACCGTAACCGCCGGGAACTATATTTCTTCGCGCCCGTGGAAATCCGGCGCGTGCGACAGCGTTTTAACGCCGTCCGGATCGCCGATCAGCAACAGCAACGCGAAAATGCCGTGCAAGTATCGCGGGATTGAAAATCCGTGGGGAAATCAATTCCGTTGGCGTTGGGACTATCTGCAAAACGACTATCAACCGTATGTTTTGGATGATCCCGACAATTACGACGGTACAGTCAACGCCCATTATACCGCGCTGTCCTATACCGTTTCGCAGACGAACGGATACGCGGTTAAGATGGGCTTCGACGCGAACTTCCCGCATTGCCGCGTAACAACGGACGTAACAGGCGGCGACAGTACACATTACTTCGCCGATTATTACTATCAAGCGTCCGGTTTGCGTGCGCTGCTTGTGGGCGGCATCGTGTCCAACGGTCGCAACGACGGCGCGCGG